AGCACAAGGACTGTGAACTGAGCGGGAAACCGATCCGTGGCCGCTGATAAGTCATAGCAAAACAGTTTGCGTGACCTATTGGACGTCCATCGACGGACCCGATCAGCCGCAGACCCTTGATCCCAGGTTCCGTCCATAGGCAACTTTCTCAGCACCTCCATGAGGTACTGATGAAGAGGCTTACAGACGGACTGGGTAAAGTAGTCGGAGATGGCGAATAACCGTTTCTTCCCTCCTGCCTCATCTTTAACACCAAACCGTCCTAAGACGAATTGGTGCTCAGGGGTGAAGCGAGAGAAGGATGGACGGATTGTTAGCCACTCCCTACTCAGCTGGGCCAAGGTTGTCACCTTCTGGACTTGGGATGGAACGCCCAGGGCTCGTGCCAAGTCTGTAAAGGACTGCCACAGCCCGCTCTCCTTAAGAACGAGAGCGTCCCAATGGGCGGCCAACACACTATGACCATTGGGGCCCATCCGGTTGCTACGATGCAACACGGTGGGTTCCTCAACAGGTTTAGTGTATGGCCTTACCTTCAACCCAGCCAGAGCCGACGAAATCTCATTCTGTAGTTTCTTCGCCCGTAGAGGAGTCTTTGGGACTCCCCACGTGGACGGATCGACTACCGTCTGAAACTTAATCGGCCCCTCGTGGAAGATAACCCTGGCAAACCCAAATAGTGTCAGAGCTACCCGAATGGCCAAGAGATCTCCCTCTTTAATCCTTTTCCGGATGGGTCCGGGGAGGATGAGAGGGAGCCCTTCTCTAAGTTTAATAATAGAGACCTTGGAAGGGTCCCCACTAAGAAACTTGAGAAGTACTCTTGTACATTCTTTAAGGTAGATGCTTACCCCCGGTTTCCCTCTAGTGAAGTGGATTTTATCCACCCGCTGGAAGAAAACAGGAACGGAAGCAAGCAGGCCCACGGAGACTCCCAGAGCACCTAGGGCAAACTCATAGAGTTTAACCCAGGACCGCTCGAATACCTCTGATACTACCGTCTTCCGTAGCAGCAGGAATGTTGATGTTTTCATTAATATTTCTGTTGTGAAAGAAGATGGCAGCCCGCCATCGGGGATAGTTCAGTACAGGGGCTACCTAGCTATCCGCGATGGATATAGAGCCGAACCTCGGGCGGAACGGTGGTTTGTCCGCCTAACCGGTCCCTAGTCTCCTATCCTGCCGTGCAAAATAGGTTCTTTGGAACCGGGTCTGCGGCAGTGACCGCCCCAGGGCATAAACCCTGGGGC